GCTGCTGGTGGTCGATCATACGGCGGGTTTCCCTATGGCCACGACTAGAATTGGCCCGCCAGATTTCTGGTAGAGGGTGGTGTAGAAGAGGTCAGACATTGGCGACCTCCACTACCTTCGTCGGTTCCCAGTCGCCTTCGCACAGGCCATATGCGCTGCTGCAGGCCGAGGCGTCAGTCTCGCCGGCGCTGGTCATTAGGTCGTACTGGATGCCACCGCGCGTGGTTCGTGACCACTCGACGGCCTGGCGAATGTTGGCGATCGCTACAATTTCCTCGGGCCGCATCGTCTTTATGGAACCCTTCTGGTGTTTGGCGTTCGCCCCGGCGAAGAACGTTGCGCCGCCCCGCTTGCTAGCCTGTCGCACTAGATCTTCCCAGTGTGCGATGCGATCGATGTGTTCGGGGAAGCGTGCGGCAATTTCGCGTAGCTCACCCTTGCGACAATTTATGCATGGCATACAGCCGACGCGGCCCATGCCTTGGCTGTACAGCGGATTTGGTTTGATGCCGGCGATTCGGTGGGCTTCGAACACGCCCGCCACATCCCATTTCAGTATTGGCCTGTAGTTGTACAGGCCGCCGCCCACTTCGTCACACTCGGCCAGGTAGCGCCGCACCTCTGACTCGTCTGCGCGCACGCCCTGCCAGGACAGAATCATGTTTTGGCCATCCATCAGCGGCAACATGACCTGCTCGACAATGACGTTGCGCTTCAGCTCCTCGGTGCAGAACTGGGCCCTGCGGCTGGGGAAGCGGCCTTTCCACAGGCAAAGGTCAAGGAACGGGTTGCCGGTGGGCTGGAGCACTTGCAGAGCTTGTTCGACGATCTCCTCGGGGACGCCTTGGGCGCGCCACTTGGTGGCAACGAACTCGCGCTTGCGGGCGATTTGCTTGGCGAAGTCAGCACGTCGCCGCTCGATGGTCACTCCCGTGGTCTGCTGCAGATAGTCGACATACTCCAGTGTCAGTTCGTGCTCGTTGCCAGTGTCGGCGAACACTGCGCGGAGGTTAGGCACCTCCTTGGCTAGCGCGACCAGGAGGGTGGCGGTGCTGTCCTTGCCCCCGGACACGCTGACGATGTTGTGCTGTACGCCCAGTAGGTCGCTGGCCGGGTGCCATGGCCAGCGAATAACGCCCGCCAGATTGATTGGCGTGAAGGCTGTCACAGAGCACCTCCCACGCGCCGGCGCGCTTCGTTGCACGTTTCCTTGCTGGTGTGGCAGATGCCGCAATTGGGGCAGTGCGCCTTGTCGCTGGTATTGGTGGCCAGCTCGCCGGTGTGGTTGAAGCGCGAGCAGCTGTAGCCGAGGCCGTCGCGGGGCTGTTCCTGGAGCAGGCCAGGGGCAAGGCCGAGCTTTTTGGCGAGGTGCTCGGCGGCCTGACGTGGGCCGGTGGTGCAACTGGCGGTGGGCTTGAGGCCTGACGCTTTGGCGACGTAGGTGCCTGTGGTCTGGCGGACGTTGATGGTGACGGGCTCAACGTACATAGCGGCGTGCTCCTTGGGCTTTTTTGGCATCGACGTTCGCCATGTAGGCGTCCCAGTAGGTGGACTGGCGCACCTGGCGCGCCTTGCCGCAACGCTGATGGTTGCCGTGGGAGCGAGGCCTATTGCACACGTCGCAGTGGTTCGGCAGGTCCAGGGAATGGCTGGCCAGGCGTGGACGGGTTTGCTGGGTCATTCCGAGGCCTCCCCCAGCAGGGCGCGGGTCAACGCCCGCCGCTCGCCGGCGGGCGTTAGATCGGATAACAGAATCGCTACGTTGTGGCCGTTGCGGTATTTGACGATGGCGGTGCTACCAAGAATGCGAACGATGGTGGCCTCTTTGGAGGTGAAGCGGATGGACTTCGCACCACGTCGGACTTCCGTGAAGGTCACCTTGTCGCCAGGCTTGTAAGTTGGTGTGGTAGCCTTCTCGGCGCCGACTTCGGGGGTTTCTACTTGCATGTCGTTTCTCCTTGGGGTTGGTCGGCGCCGGGGAGTTGCAGCTCCTCGGCGCCTCCTATCTGGTTACTTGAGGCGGTACTGCTTGCCGTTCTCGATGATGTAGAAGTCCACGTCGCGCAGGCGGTACACGCCGCCAGGGCCACCGCGCACGACGTAGTCGCCGTGGGTTGGCTCACCGACCCGCACCGGAAACAGCTTGTCGGTCTGGTGCGCGTACTCGCTGGTTTTCTTGATCCCCGCATAGAGTTGTTGCCCCGATGGCTTGCAGCCGTCGGGGCCGTGCGCAGCCTCGTACCCGATCCAGGCATTACGCGTCTCCAGGTTGGTCGGGTTTCCGTCTGCATCGGTGCTCAGGTCATAGCCACGCCCTTCGGCCCACACCTGGAACCCAAGCATCAAGTTCAGTCTGTCGATCGTGCTCATGCTGCGCTCCTTACCCTTGCCTGGCGGGCTGCCTCGTATTCGCTGGGCAAGATCTCGACAGCCCCATTGATCCAGCCTGATGTGGGTTTGCCCGCTGCGACCTTTTCTTCGTGGTCGGCCTTGTTGATCTCGAAACCGAGTGCGAAGTAGGCAATGTCCTTGTCCTCGAAGAAGACACCGCCGCAGAGCAGCAGGTTGCCGGTATTCACATTGAGTCGATCCCAATAGTCGTGGCGGTCCAGACGAGGCGGACAGTGTGCTTTCCACAGCTCCAACAGGCGCTCATGCTCGGCCCGAATCGCCACGCGCTGCTCCTTGGGGGTACCCTTCGGCGGTACCGCCTTGTGACGAAGGCTTCGGTAGCCATACTCGTCAGGGCGGCGCCAATGGACGTCGAGCTCATTGCTGGCAGAGAGCTTCACTCCGCCGGCGAAGTGCGAGGTGATGTCGTGCATCGGGGCGATGGCACCCCCGAATACCTTGCCCAGGTCGACCAGGCGCGCAGTGAGCTGATCTTTCGCCTGGTAGAACTCCTGGACGATGGCCACCACGTCGGCGGCGTCGGATTTGTAGAAATGGTGCATGTCGTTTCTCCTTGGGGATCGCCGACCAGTTGCAGCTGGCCGGCGTTCTGGTTATTCGCTGGCCGCGCTGGCCTGCATATCGTTGTTGATGATCTCCACCACTTCTTCGCGGCTGTCCGCGTAGGCGAAAGGGATCGTTGAGCCTGGACGGGTCACCGGGTAGCGGGAGTGAGGCAGCCTGCACTCGGCAACGGTGTAACCGCTGTCATTGACCCAGCACCGCGGGATGACCTGGCCCTCCTGGTTGCGCTTGGCCTGCCACTTCATCCCCAGTACTCGCGTAGCTGGTTGAAGATCATTCGCCCCTTCGGCAGGTATTCGTGGACTTCTTGCTCGGGCGTGTTGTCCAGACGCAGCACCGCTAGACAGTCGTCGAACAGACCAACGTCAAGGCTGCGCATGTCAGTGAGAGCGAAGGGGTGGGTCTGGGCGTCGTAGAGGCCGAGCAGAAAGCAGCCGATCACCCGGCTCTGCCCTGTATCGCGTAGTGCTATAGGCACCAGTCGGGCAAGGGCTTGGATACCTGCCTTGCGGATAGCCGGGCGCTCTTCCTGGTACTGCACCAGGGCATCGAAAAAGGCATTGCGATCTGCTGGTTGAACTTGTTGCATGTCGTTTCTCCTTGGGGTTGTGCCCGGCGTTGCAGCGCCTGAGCGGGTTGTTCAGGGTTGGAATACCCAGCAGCGCACGGTGCGGCTGCTGTTGAAGGCGTCGGTCTGCCGCTTGGAGTTGACCGGCTTGTTCGACTCAATGAACTTTGGGGACTTGCTGGTCTTGAGCAGGCGCTTGAGCTCGCTGAGCTGGGGCACCTGCTGTCGCTTGTTCACGGCCTTTTCTACGAACTCGTTGAGGTTCACGGCGATCTGGCCCTTGTTTCGTGAATGGTTGAGCTCGTCGTCTTCGCCGTTCAGGAAGTCGTACAGGTCCCAGAACTCACGTACGGTCGGGTGATCCGCGTTGATGGCCTGCTGGCGTTCCTCGGCCATGCGGCAGATCTCGTTGTGCACCAGGGCCTTGCGCTCTTCACCAAGCGGCACCACCAGGGCCAGGCCATCGACCAGGCTGCGCAGCTGTGCGTGGTTCTTCGCGATCCGCACGGTTCGAATGGAGGGCAGGGCGAGCAGCTCCTGCTCGTAGATGCCGGTCCGCTCCTCGAGCAGGCGCATGATTTCGGCCTCCTTCTGCAGCGCCTTGATGAGGAACCCGCTCACCTTGTCCATCGGCATGCGCTCCAGCTCTTCGGCCAGCAGCTTGGTTTCGGGCGTCTGGTGTTCACGGGTGAGCATGGCGTGGGCAATTCGCTGCAGGATTGGCTCGGAGGCGTTCACCGCGTTGTTCTGCGCGATCAGCACCGCGGCGCGGAATGGTGGCTCCCTGGTTTCGTTGCTGTTGTTCTTCACACCGGTCGAGCGCACCGAGCGCCCGTTGTAGGCGGTCTTGATCTCGTCCCACTCGAAGTGCTTCACCGGTGCGCCGTCCTTCTGCTCGCGCTCGGACTCGATCAGGACCACGGGCAGGTTGGCCACCTGGGCGAAGTTCCGGGCCCGACCGACTGCGGTGCCCTTGGATGGGTCGAAGCCTTCGTAGTCGGTCCGGCCGACCAACTTCCACAGGAACTCCACAAGCGTCGACTTACCGGCGCCGGCCTCGCCCACCAGCTCGAAGAAGCAATAGGACTTCTGCAACTGGCGGATCTGCTCGGCATGCAACGCGCCCAGCCACCAGACCAGGACCACAGTGCCGCGCACGCCGAAGCACTTCCAAAAGATCTCGAACCAACGTTCCTGGTAGGCGTTGAGATCGGGGTTGATGGCCAGATGCGGCGATTGGCTTTGCGACTTGATGCTTAGGTCACCAACGTCGAAAAAGTCTTCATCGTTGAGGCTGTAGACCTTGCCGTTGGCGATCGCCAGGTCGTTGAACACGTAGACGCCGTGCTCTTTCGTGTACCCGATCCAGTCGATGGTGTTGACCCGTTTCAGGCAATCGAGCTGGGGCTCCAGCATGCGCTCCAACTGGAGCGCGGTACCGGTGAACATGCCGCCGTTGGAGACGTTGAGCAGCCGTTTCTTGAACTCGGGCGCAGACGACAGTTGCGCGGCGGTGAAGGTGCTCTTGGTCGCCGGCATGCCGGGCCGCTCGATGCGGAAGTAGTACCACGCCTCGTCGGTCTGCTCGTTGCGCATGTTGTACAGCGCTTGGAAATAGCAGTTTGCGATACGCACGACTGCTCCGCACTCGCGCATCGCCTTGTCTCGCCGCTGGCGATCGCTAAGCAGTTGGTCTTCCTGCTCCTCGGACGAGCCCAGTTCCCGCATGCGACGGTCGAACTTTTCCAGGTCGAACCGGAACCAATAGAGCCGGTTCTTGAAGGAGAAGGAAAACTCGCTCCGGGGCTGCCAGTCGTACATCAGCAGGCCTTTCTCTTCTGGCGACTGGGCCAGAAGCAAGGCGCCCTCATGGCGCGCCTGTTTCAGGTCGCGTTGGACCTGCTCCTCGCGCTGATCGTCTTCCAGGTACTTCCAGCGAAGGTGCAGGTCGTTCCAGTCCACCTTGCGGTTGTCCGGCTGCGGGATTAGCGCAGCCTCGCACTTGAAGCCCATGTCGCGTGCGTTCTTGGCCCAGCGACGAATATTCGCCTTGGCCACGGGCTCATTGTCGAGGGCCCATATCAATTTCGGCAGGCGCTTGCCGGCTTCCTGGCAGCGTCGCTGCAGGTCCTTGAGAGACTCGGCCGGAAACGGGGCGCTCGACATCATCGACACAGCAGGTATGTCGTTATGCAACAGGGCGATCGCGTCGAAAATGCCTTCCACGATCATCAGCTCGTCGACCTGGAGCAGATCCAGAGTCGGTGGGCACCACCAAACGCCGCTGTAGCCTTCCCGGTTTTCACCAGTAGGCTGGAACCTGGCTTTCATCTTGCCGAAGCGGCTTGGCCGATCGATTAGGCGTTCCCAGTAGCCGCCCTTTTCCAGGGGGAAGCGCACGGTTGCGCTGCCGATCCTGAGCTTGGGGTCCCAGTAGTTGTCCTGGGTGTACCAACCCTTGATCAGCTCCTCACGGAAGCCGCGGTTGAACTCCAGGTAGGCGCGGGCCGTTGCGGCAGGATCGCTGGCCGTCGATGGGGCCAGCTCGCTCCAGTCGTTGAACAGGTCGTCATAAATGTCCTTGACGTGGACACGGTGGCCACACTTCTCCGGACGACCACAGATCAGGACCCACGGCGAGTCCTGGTAGGTGTAGAGCTTGTTCTGTCCACACTTGGGCGCTGGGCACTTTCCTTTGCGCATGTACTTGGTACCGGGCATGTCTCTCAGCCCGTAATCACGCTGCAGACGCTGCCGGACTTCTGTCAGCAGCTTGTGCTCCATGGGGTATGTCGTAGTCACTGAGCACGCTCCGTAGCGGTGGCAGCCAGCTGCTGCTCAAGCGCCTTGCGCGTACGGCAGATGCCCGACAGGTGAGGCACGTCGGCGAGAACCTTCGGGCCGCGCTTTCCAGCTGGTACGTCGCGGTACCGGTCGGAGTACCAGACATCGGCCATGGTGAGGTTGAACTGACTGTTGAGCCATTGCAGGTAGTGCTTTGCCTGCTGCTCGTTCAGCTCAATGTGAAGGGTGATCTTGCTCATATCGCCACCAATGGAATGCAGTTTCCCCTTACCCACGCGGAACGGGGCATCGGGAAGGGGTTGTTCGGGGTTACTTCGAGGTGTTGCAGGGCTGCCGCATGTGTCGGGGCAGGTGGCGTGCCGGTACCGGGTGTCGCTGTTGGGTTACGGTGTCCAGCAGGATCAGCCGTGCTCGGTAGATCCCGCTGGTTGGGCACACCCCCAGGAGCTTCAAGCGCCCGGTTGTCTTGCTCTCGAACTCGGCGACGGCCAATTCAGCGATGCGTTGCACCAGGTGCTTGGGGACTTCCAGCGACTGCTCCAGGAAGCGGCGGCAGTTCTCCAGCACCTGGTGGTCACCGGCCAGGTGTAGGCCTTCGCGGCGGAACAGGAAGGCGACAGCCGCCTCCTGCATAGCCGTGCGGTAGTCGTTTTCGGGGTTGGTGGTCAGGGCGATGGCGTTCATGCGGTGGCTTTCTCCATGTCCAGCTGGTCCAGCAGGTCGGGTTGATCGTCAGCGGCTGCGGTTTTCATCGCTTGGCGGCGCATGGCCACCGGGGCGACCGGCAAGCGAACCGCGGGGTTCGGCATGCCGCTCGGGCTCATTTCGTGGGTCAGTTCGAACTGGCCCCGGACGGACCAACCGCAACCCTCGTTCACGCACTGGAGGTACGCGATCCGCAGGAAGATGTGCTTGCCTTCGCTGGTGCGGATTCGCATGCGGCTGGAGCAGTGGGGGCAGACGAGCTTGTAGGTGCTCAATTCGGCTCCCCTTTCGTGTGCAGCTGGATAGTCGCCTTGACCTCGGCCGTGCGGGCGGCCAGGTACTGGTGGTGCGCTTCCATGATGACCTTGGCTTCGTCTTCCTCGATGACGCCGTCTTCGAGTGACTTCGCGATGATCTGGTCGACCACGCCACGCTTTGCGGCAGCCCGCACCGAACGCTGGTAGAGCTCGACGTTGTCCAAGTCCTCGGACTTGATGAGTGGCACGAACATGCCGCCGTACATCTTGGCGATGAACTCGGGCAGGTGAGTGGTACCGGCGTCGGTTTCCAGGAGGTGGATCTGGTCGTAGGTCAGCGGTCGGCTGCCGGCGTTCTCATAGACGCGGTTATCGAATTGCTTCAACTCGTAGCCGAGGCGGGCTGCAGCGCACTCGCGGCCGCCTGGATAGGCGCAGACCAAGGCGCTCACCACCTGGCGAAGGGTTTCTAGAACTGGGCGCTTCATGTTCTGGTTTCCTCCTTGAGCCAGGGGGCTTAATTTTCAGGTCCGGGCTTGATGCCAAGCAGCACAGCGGCCCGGTGTGCCTCACCACGCAGGCACTTTTTCTGGCCGTTGAGAACGGCGTACACGGTGGACGGGTTGAGGTCATGCTTCTCAGCCCACTCTTTCGCTGAAATTCCTTGTTGCGCGAGGCGAGCGCGCGCTTCCCGGCATGCTTGCTCGGTGGGGTAGGTGTTCGGCATAGTCTCGTTTCGTGTGGTTTCGTGTGATGACGTGACGATTATTTCCCCCAAACGAGGGAAAGTCAATCGCATATGGAGACGTTTGTGGGAATTGGCGAACGCCTGAAAGAAGAGCGGGAGCGGCTAGGCCTCAATCAGACTGAGTTCGCGGCCCTCGCCGGTGCATCAAAAAATACCCAGTACAACTATGAAAAAGGCGAACGCAGCCCGGATGCGAATTACTTGGCAGCTGCGGCTCAGCAGGGCGTTGACGTTCTGTACATAGTCACTGGATCGCGTATACCCCAGTCTCCCGAAAGCATCACCGCTGAAGAGGCGGGATTCGTGCAGCTATTGAGAACCATGGACGAAAGCGATCGAGCCATCCTGAGCAGAACCGCCCGGGCTTTCGCTAAGCCGCAAAAGTAAGTGACAGTGAAGTTCTCCGGCGATCAGCCGAAAGGAGAAGTAAGCCGTCCCATGGTGGGTCGGTGTTTCATAGGACGAGTAGAGGGACGCTGTTAGATGGCATTGACACCATGCAAGTCTTGTAAACACAAAGTGGATACAAGCGCGAAAGTTTGCCCAAGTTGTGGCGTGGCCAATCCAGGCGTTACCGCGGGGCAATATGTGATTGGGTTTTTATTTCTGGTCGGGCTCATTTTCATCGGGGTCAAAATGTGCTCCGGCGGGAGCGACGACAAGCCTCAGGCGGCAGCGCAGGCTGTAGACGACGCCACCTGTAAGCAAGACCTGCAATGCTGGGGCGACAAGTTCTCTATTTCCGCTTCGATCTACTGCAAGGACCCAGTGGCGAAACTTGGGAAATACAGCTCGCGCTGGACCGATGGGACGCTGGAAACGAAGTTCAGCCGATTCAGGTGGCTAAACAAAGATGCCGGCACGTTGACTTATATCGGCGACAAGATCGAATTCCAAAATGGTTTCGGCGCATTCCAGAAGCACATTTATGAATGTGATTTTAATCCCGAGAACAAGCTGGTCTTGTCCGTTAGGGCTGAACCAGGTCAGCTCCCTCAGTAGGTCGGCTTCTTGAGGGGTTGCAGTTTCCAGAATATGCGTAGCTTTGGGAGTGGCCGCCTGGCGGCTGCCCAACAAAGCAGCCTCCGGGTGCATTGCGCTGTGCCGATGGCATGGCGCCAGTCACATGTACACGGAGTACCTTACGATGGAAAACCTTACCCAGTTGGAACGTCTCTTCCTTGAGCTGCTGCGCGGGCTGGATGGCCAGCAACGTGCCGATATCTTGAGGATTATGGAGGCGCTTCAGCAGTCTGAAGAGTAAGGCGGCGAACAAAGAACCCGGCCCGGTGCCGGGTTTTTTGTGGGCGGATTATGGCGTTTCGGCCTGCAGGCGCTTCCATTCGCGGTCAGCGGCACGCCGAGCGTTCTTCTCGCTCACGTATACGTGCCGCAGCCGATGTGGCCTGGTCTGGTCACCAGCCGTAACGTACTTTTCCTGGCCAGTGGTCGGGTCGCGGTAGAACGCAATGATCCCGGTGTACTGGATCTTGCCCCGGACGCCGTCCTCGAGGAGGCCATCAATGGAGTCCTCCGGCAGTTTGCTCTCCAGCTCCAGGCTGACCGTATAGCCGGAATCCGCCGTCAAGCTGTGCTGCACATTTCCGCCATACCAGATGATCTCGTCGATTTCGGCCTTCACTCCCTGGAGCGTGTACGTCAGCTCTGGAATCAGGTCTGGTCGACCCTTGGCCAGGGTATAGCTGAGCGTTGCGGCGCCCCGCTGCAGGCGGTTCAGCTCGGCCCTGGCCGCACGCAACGCCGACTGGCGGTCGCTGTAGGTGTGTCGCAGATCCTTCAGGTTTTCACCGCCGCCGGCGATCGCTTCCTGTTTCTTGGTGCTGTTGACGTCGTAGAAGTAGGCTCGTACCCCGTCATAGCTGTCGCGATCGGCCTGGAGGAACCGGTGCTGGTCGCCGTCCCGGCGTGTAAGGGTGATGTGGGGCAGTTTCAGGCCGCCAACGGTCTTGCCGCCGCCTGCCGGCATGCACACCAGGCACCCAGCTTTCACGGTGGCCACCGCGTCGAAATCCTCGCCGAGACGGGTCAGCAGGTTGGCGTCGGACTCGTTCGCCTGGTCCAGCTGGTTGATCGCCTGGCCGGCCAAGGTATCGGCAATCTTCGCGGTGAGCCCGTTTCCCAGGGCAACATCGCGTAGAACCTTGCCGAGCGTTGTGGTGCTCCAGCTACGCTCGCGCTTGGTCTTGAGGCCCTTGCGCAGATCCGCCGAGCGGGCGCGGATGCTCAGGACGTCCGGCGCACCGCTGTGCTCTGTCTCGTCGACGATGTAGCTGCCCTTGTCTACAAGGCCCGTGTCGCTCCAGCCGAGCCACAAACGGACCACCGCCCCACGGGGTGGGATCGCCAGCAGGCCGTCGTGGTCGCTGAGTGTAATGCTCAGTTGATCCGCCTCCAGTCCGCGGTTATCCGTCAGTTGTAGACTCATCAGGCGCGGGGTGATCAACATGGCGATGTCGTTCCCGTTCACGGTGAGCCGAAACGCCGGTACCGGATAAGCTGCATCGCGCTGCAGGCTATCGGCGGCATCACGTAGGTAGCCGGTAACCTTCGAGATCGCTTCGTCGATCACAGCAGCCCCCGCAGGATGTTCAGGCCGCCACTGACACTGGAACCGAGCAGATCGATGCGCCCGTCATCGATGCGCTTGAGGCTGACGGTGAAGTCGATGCGCCGGGCAGCGCCGTCGCGGAAGAAGATCGTTCGGTTGTCATCCAGGCTTTCTATCACCCAGAGCCCGAGCAATCGTCCAGTACCTTCAACCAGGGGCCAGGCCTTGCCCGTATCGGCCATTTGCCGCAGGGCGTCAAGGCTGACTGTCGTGCCGGCCAGTTCGGGCAGCAGCAGCCCTGGAAGTGTAATGGCGTCTTCGCCGCGGCCGAGAAACTGCCGCGCCGGTTGTGCACCGACACGGTTGTTGGCTGCATGGCGCCATTCGGTTTTTCGCTGCATTTCCTGGTAAGCCAGGGTATGTAGGCTGAAAACGAACATGCCCAGGGCGAGCATCATGGCGGGTTACTCCTGATCAGAAAGGCGGCTGCGCAGACGGGCGGATTTCTCGCGTTCGCGACGATCCAGCTCGGCACTGACAGCTCGGGCAACGGCTTGTGCATCCATGCCTGGGGACGTATGGATGATGAATTCGTACTTGTCGTGGCTGTCGATGATGTTCGGGGCGGCACTCGTAATAGGGGGCCGACTGTCCAAGGTGATGCCTGGCGCCGCAGTTGCCGCGATGACCTGTCCTGCGCTCGCCTGGGGCGCAATAACGTTCAGATTCGGGGGAGCCACGCTGGCCAGCTGCTTGCTCAGGTTGATGACTTCGGCCGCCGGCCGTGCCGCCTGTGCCTGTGGCGCAAGTACCTGGGTCTCAGGTGGGGTGGCCTTGGCCAGGTGCTTGCTCAGGCTGATCACTTCGGCTGCCGGCCGTGCCGCTTGGGTCTGTGGCGCAAGTACCTGGATCTCAGGTGGGGTGGCCTTGGCCAAGTGCCGGCTCAGGCTGATGACCTCGGCCGCTGGCCGTGCCGCTTCGGCCTGTGGCGCAAGTACCTTGTGCTCCGACGGCGCGATCTTGGCCAGCTGTTTGCTCGCTGCAATTTCCGGCGCGTTGGCATAGAGGTTGAACTGCCCGGCTTTGGTCAGATCCTGCCCCATGCGTGCGACAGCATCGAGAGGTGCTTTCGCGCCTGCATTGATGCCGAGCGCCAGACCTTCGGTCGTGAACCCGCCCAGTTCAGCGAAGACACGCGACGGGCTGTGGATGCCGAGCTTCTCCTTGAACCAGCCGATTGTCGATTCGCCCAGGCTGCCGATCGCGCTCTTGATCTGGCCCAGGCCAGCCAGCAGGCCGTTGACCAGACCGTTGACGATCATGTTGCCAAACTCGGTGAAGCGGGTCGGCAGCTCGATGCCCAGGTAGTTCAGCACCGCCGAGAAGGCCTGGTAGATGAGCCCGATCGGGCTGAAGTTGGCCAGCACGGTGAGGATCCCACCAATCCCTGCACTGAAACCTGCGCGAATTTCGGCCCAGGAGGTGGTGAAGTATTCCTTGACCTGGTCCCAGTTTCTGTAGATCAGATAAGCACCGCCGGCGAGTACTGCGACAACAGCGGCGATAGCCAAGGCAACGGGGTTCATGGCCAGGCCCCACAAGGCGATGCTGACAGCGCGAATCGCGGTCAGTAGCCCACTGCCGAGAACGCTGATCAGCTTACCGACCACAGGCAACATGCCAGCGC